GGATATAAGCTTTGTAGTATTAGCGTCTACGGATAAACCTTTAAACAAGTAACACTTAGATGAAACCTGAGAGCTATCGCCAATATCCGACGCTCTGTCTAAAACTGCAATGTCTACCGTTGTCGCAGAACCATGTTGATTACATATTACTACCGAAGAGACAGATGTCTGCGTATTCCTAGGGACAATGTAGATAACCGTTGCACCCGGAGTTGTTGCAGCCTTACTTACGATTACTTGAGCGAGAATTCCTACAGAATCTGACATCAGTAATCTACTATCGACGCTCTGAAGAACGGAATGTTCTGCCTCATGACACCCTTTGAAACTGATGAGCCAGAAACTTCTTCAAGATTTTTAACCAATACTTTCAAATCGCCGATTTCTTTATCTACTCCAAATCTAAACTGAGTCTCATTGAAATAGTCATAATCTCTAGGCGCAGAAGAGAATCCGCTTCCGACAGATTGACGCCTTCTCATCGAGATCCGTCCGGTCTAATGTCAAGCCTCATCTGACCAACTCTCCAACCGTAATTCGGTGAGTTTGTTTCAAATACCATCTTCAATTCTCTTGCCCTTAAACGTATATTGGACATAGAAGAAGAAGATTTAACTTTAAAAGAAGAAGAAGATCGTCCAGTAGTACTTGTAGGACTTGTACTCATTGGAAAATCTTGGCCGTAAACCGTAACATTTACTGCATTTGAATCTTCAGTGGGCGCGCTTCCAACAAACTTAATATCAGGAACAGCCCTGCTCACAAATGTCACATCATTTCCATCACTGATTTCAAAAAAGGTTGACTCTAGAATTGACTGGATACCACCTGAAACATTATTGTATCCGTCTTCGTGGCTAAATAGAGACGATTTTATTGAACTATAATCTACTGGATCAGCATCTTTTGAGTACTGATAAGCTGCAACCGGATTTTGGTTTAGTCCAGAATCAACCCAGGCTGTTCTGTTATTTTCTGCCGGGATGTCTACTCCAGTCCCTTCGTAGTTTGAAATCGCGTAGTCAGCAAAACTGCCGAAATACCAGACATTCTGTTCATAGTTATACGTAACGTATTTATCTACTTCTCTATACGTATTAAGCACATCGTTAGAAACGTAGAACCATGTCACTTCGGAAAACGCGCTGTTCTCACCAGCAAAAGACTTTCCTATTTGAGTTTTATCAAGTTCATTGAACACGTAATCTCTAACAGGACATTCAATTACTTTTGCAGCACCATCGTACTGGTAGAAATTATTTTTACCCATCCAGTATATGTATCCATTATCACAGAAAATGGAAGACAATGAAGATGCAATACTGATATCGTCAGATACAAGCTCGACACTATATCCAGATATCGGATCTGGCCTAAGCCTGTAAAGTGAAGTGTCTGTAAAGACTATTGTAAAAGCTTTTGCCTTTAACCCACCAACAATATAAGAACCTGAAGTTAGAGCCACTCCACCCGCTGTAGTATCGTTGTCAGTCTCCCAACACAACACTTGAGATGTAACACCCCAATCATCGAATTGAGAACTAGACCAACGTATAAGCATTGGATTAATTCCAAAATCGCATTTGATAACTACATTGTTATCTGTACTGCTAGCCGTTCCGTTTGCTCCGGCACCAGTAGCGCCAGTTGTATCTAAATAAGTCGTCGCATCAGATGCAAGTTTCAGCTTAAAGTTACCGGAAGTTCTATCTGACACATAAAAATATTTATCGTTTACTAATTCTTTAAAGTTATCCGCTCCAGTAACGCCAGTTATGTAAACCATATTTCCATCAGCAAAAGTATTTGAAACAGTTACCAGAGCTTCTGATGCATTAGAAATGGAAGTAATAGTTCCAGTAGTCTCAGTTTGAGCATCTATCCATCCACTCCCAGTCGCCAAAATTCCCGTCTCAATTACAAAGTAATTTGCACTTGGAATTTCGGCTGCACTTCCAGTAGAACCAAACACTCCCCTTGTGGATTGAACCTTATAGACACCATTAAATTGGACGTTGTTAAATAAAGTTGGCCCATATCCGTCAGCAGTTCCGCACCAAATGGTCACATAATCACCGGCCTCAAGGCCGTGATCGGGGAGATAAACAAGAGCCCTCTTGGAATCTTGAGTTAAGTGGATAGTGTAATTGGCTGCGCCACTTCCACTCTTACTGATAGTACTAACCTTTCGGTAAACAAGGCTATCGTACTCATCATCCCAGGGAACAGCATCCGCTAAAATAGGAATTTCAGGAGTACACCCAAGAGCAATAATTTGCTGGTACTCAGGATCTACAATTATCTGAGTAGCCCTCCTTACTGGATTGGCTTTGTAAAAAGGATTTTTCCTATCGTCGGTTGTTGGGATTATCGACAAAGCATCGATAACTGTTTGCCCAAACAGAGTAGAAATATCATTAATATCTTTCAATCTCGTATACGGAGAAGTGATTGAATCAGTTCCAGTCTGCCACAGGGACACAGCATTCGTAGCTGCATTACTAAAAAGATTCTCACCCATATTACCCTGGGACCAAACTCTCAGTGCATCTGATTCCTGAGAACCACCCCATGTTCCTACTCCCCAAACACCAGTTCCCCATCCGGAAGTTTCCGAATACAAATCTGTACCAGATCCAAGTAGGTATTCTATTTTTGTTGTTGTACCACCTACAGTTGTAGTTCCACTAGTTCCTGTTGCCGCAGTACCGAGAGTTATTACGTACTCATTAGCATTCGTAACGGAATCAATTTTAAAAACAATCCCATTAAAAGAAGCGGAAGTAAGACCATTCCAAGGATTAGTAGGGCTGAAAGTAGGAACTTCGCTTATGAGAACGTAATCTCCAGATTTAGCCCCGTGGTACGTGTCCTTTACGGTTACGCTGGCAGATCCAGCAGTTAGGGTAAGGGGATCATCTAGAGTGGAAGGAAACCCATTAGTAGTCATTCTGATAGGAGTAACATCAGTGAATGAACTTCCTGTATTTACATAGAACTTTAGATGCGTACCCAATCCTGTAAACTTTACATCCGAATGAGACTTCCAAGGAAAAATTGATCTACAAGTTCCATCAAAAGTAGTCGGAGGAGTCGAATTCGTGTACTCACTCCATCCGCCAATCTTTTCAGGAAGGCCAAGCCTAAACCTAATCTTATTAGAAGTGTACCAAGACTGAGGAGTTGAATAGGATGTCCTATCCCTAACAATCCCAGGCTTGAATTGAAACTTCTCGTAAGGCATTAACGCACCAACCACTCTTCAACGACAGACGATACGTCTCTAATCTTCCTCCAGCAGGGGTGGGTGGGTGAGCCCTTTCTGATATGGATTCTTCCCGTAAGACCAATGACAGCCCACTCCTGCCTTTCCTGCCTGGGAATATATTCCAGGGACTCATCGAAATCTGGATTCAATTCCTCAGTGGATCGACCAAAGTCATCCTTGAGGTACTTGTTATCCCAATTCCCCCACGCCGCATTTCCCAATATACAGGCAGTCCCAGAAACAATGCCAACGATATCCTTTGGATCGTCACTACTTGTTGCGGGACGAACGCCAGCCTCTACGTCAGAGTTTTCATCGATAACAACGGATAGGCCGATCCTATCTTCTGCTTCAGGATTGCCATCCGACCATTCAAACATATCGGCATAGTCAGCAAGGGCACTCACGGTACCGCTTACGTTCTTTGTTCCACCAGCAAGGTCAACCCTGAATACTTCATTCCCACCGCTGCCGTCATCCGAATCATTAAAGCACTGGAGGAAGTACTTATCCGATGCAGTCCCACCCGTGTTCTGAATCTTTACATGGGAAGCGCCGCTGGTCGTGTTGTTGAAGTTGATAGTGTGGTTTGCCATATCTCCATAAATGTAATGCTGAGCAGACAAATCGTAGCTAGAGGGGTTAAATCCAATATTACTGTCAACAATGAATATGTCATTTGCATTGCCGGTACCGTAGTAGGCTGTGTCCTTACCAAGGATAATGTTTCTACTGGAACTTCCCATATCCCTGCCAGCACTATTGCCAATGCATATATTATCACTCCCAGTAGCGGCAGAGGTACTAAGCATCGCAGAAACACCGACTGCCGTATTGTTACTACCGGTAACACCGCGACCCGAAGAGGGACCAATTAATGTATTGTAAGTAGCAGTGGTTATATCGCGACCTGTATCCCAACCAATGCAGACATTTCCGTCACCGGTAGTTACGCTATTACCACTGTTGTATCCAACACAAGTGTTGGAGTCAGAAGCTCCCTCAACATTCTCTAAGGCCAGAGAACCAACAGCGACATTTTGGTCCCCTTCAAAAGTGCTATCATCTTTCCCGAAAAGAGCTTTGCTTCCGATAGCTACATTATTTGTAATACCAGAGACACTGTACCTAGCGGCGTGTTGGCCCACAAATACATTCCCGCCGCCAGATCCGACTTGGCGGCCAGCGAGAAGTCCCACTGCCACGTTCGGGTCACTGCCGTGAGTTTGCTCCACATATAACGCTTGGCGACCAATCGCCACAGACCCGTTTGCCGCGCTCGATCCCTGTCCTCCGAAATTGGATTCAGCGCCAACCGCTACATTGTAGTTAGTGCCGTTGTTGCAATCCCCCATTGACTTGTAGCCGATAGCTGTATTTTGGTCGTCTGCCTGACCGGTTGCTGCGCCAACATTGGAAAGTGCCTCATGCCCCACGGCAACATTTCCCTCGCCAGCCATTTGTCCTGCCTCAGATCCGACTGCAACATTGTAAAATACATCCGCACCGGACATCGTGTTCCCGGCAAGGTTTCCTATAAGAACATTATTTGCTGCATTATTATCGAGAGCGGTTCCAGCAGAATTTCCGATTCCAGTATTGTAACCAGAGCTAACAGTTAGGGAGTCAAGGGCATTAGTACCTACTGCTACATTATATCCTCCACTCTGATTCGTGTTATTGATCGTGCAAGTGTCAATTGTTGATAACGCTAACGTAGTCGCGTTGATAGTTCCACTATCGATATCGACATTAGTCATGTTTTGGCTGGCGAAGTTAATCGCACCAGCGGCTTCAAAAGCACCGATCTTACTAACAGTAAGAGTGTCAGTACCTTCGGTAAAGGTAAAAGTACTCTTGCCAACCAATCCACCATCGTAACCGCTAAGCGCCTTCGCGTAGGGAACGTGAGTATTCGTGACATTACCCGCAACAATTCCGCTAGTTGTCTTGATGAAATCAAACTCCATGTCATCAAGAATGCGGAATACACCATTAGTGTTTGAGCCGGAAAGTCCGTTTGAATTACCTGCTGCCAATAGGATGCTTGAAAATCCGTTCAGAACATCTACGTAAACGGCAGGTTCCCCATACGCAGTTCCTGTATCGGTGTCCGAAACGCTTCCACCGCTTGTATTTGCATCAATTGAAAAGGTATTTGCATCCAATTTCGTTGCAGTGAAATATTTATCATTTACAGTTGCAGCGGTACTACCACCTCCAGTGACTCCAGTTATGAAAACGCTATCTCCATTCTCAAACGGGTGAGAAGCCGCAGTAACAACTGCCGGATTGGCCGCACTTACAGTAGTAATAGCCTTAGAATCTCTAGTAACCCCATCCTGATAAACCCTAAGCGTCTGACCAGTGCCATTAACTACTAGGTAATATTTCCCACTATTAGTGGGTCCGATCTTTATGTATGACCTTGCAGAAGGACTCCCCTTAAAAAAGATAACCTTATAGTATCCATTACCAGAATCTTCGGTTGCACTAGGATCTGCGCCTTCTGCGGTAGTCAGATCATACGGAGTAACTGTGGATATATGTTCAGTAGTAATGGTAAGTTCATTGTAACCGGAGATGCTTGCAACAACCCTATCCCAGTTCTTATTGGTCTCGGTGCCCCACGTATTTTCATTTCCACCGTTAGACATCTTCAGAATGTTAAGAAAGTCTGTGTAAGCCATTATTCAATCCTAGTTTGCTTTTGACCAGATCGATAAGCATCGATAAGAGTTCTACCCTCAACAAGGGCCTTGAGAGAATCAACACTTTGATTGAAGTGATTCTCGTAATTCGTGACTAGATCCGGAGATCCCTTCATATACGTATAAGCCTCTACGAGTGCCCCGTACAGAAGAGTCTCGGGGGCAGTTACGCTTAGCCACGTCTTATTACCGCTAGTTGCACCAGATATGACTCCACTAGTGATCGAATCCGCAGTGGTTTTTCCGTAGTAATCTACGGTGATCGGATACGCGGCATCTGGTGCCGGTGCAAGCCTAATAGTCATAGTCGGATCACTACCACTAACCCCGGAACTTGAGACTGAGTAATATTCAGGAACCCCGGTAGTAAAACCGCTAGTGGCACTACCGCCACTTCCAGCATCATTAACACTACTTGTATCAAGAACAGTGCCACTCTCTGTTAATTGAAATGATGACGAATCTACGCTCGATACTCTGAAAAACTTACCATTAACAACACTAACAGCATCCACAAGCATGTTGCTTACACCATCAATATAGACAAGATCATCATTTGAGAATGTGTTAGTCGCCGAAACTACAGCAGGATTCGCTTTTGTAATTCCAGTAATCGTTGCAGTCTTACCAGAGGAAGAGCCAGGGAAAGCTTCAAGCATGAAGTCATAATCTTTGCGAAGCAAATATCTAACGGGGCCAAACTGAACTCCAGCAGTGGACTGTGAAGTAGTACCCTCACTAACCCTTACAGAGAATATATCTATGACCCCAGGATCAAGCGTATATTCAGCGGTTCCATCAACACACACCCGATCAACATCACTCTTGAAAAAAGCTGGCATCTGAACGCGAGTAAAGATGCGATCCTCTGCCGTGATGATGAAATCGTTGAGATGATTTACAAAAGTAGTCTCATCATTCTGGGCGTAATCTTGTATCGCTGTAACCAGAGCCGTATAATCCATCTAACTAGCCCTTGTAGAATCCAATGCCACGGGTTGCTGCACCTGCGCCACGAACCACGCCGCCACCCTTATACTTCTTAGGCTCTCCGGAAGCACCCTTGAGGGCCTTACCAGCCTTCTTCATGTCATCTTCGACGGCTTTGCCATAGCCCTTAAGGCCAGACTCAAGTCCCGATCCAATTCCTGACAGACCAGACTTAAGTCCCGACTCAAGTCCCGACAAAGAACCTTTAGCCTTTGAATCCATTTTCTTTAAAGATTTACTAGCTTTTTTTGATTCTTCTTTAAGCTTAGTTTTAGGCACAACGCCTCCTCCACCATAGTTATATGTAATCTTCTTGCCGGTTTTGGCAGCTTCCTTCTTGGCAGCTTTCACACCAGCGGTTCCGTAATCAAATTCTTTACCGTTAACATTAGGCATACCTACTCCTTTTCAACCCTGATGTAATCAATCTCAAACTCACCACCAGTCCACTCGGCTCCGCTTCCTTGCAACTTCATTAAAGAGATTCTCAAACCCACCAAATTTCCGGTTGATTCGTCATCTTCACCGCCTCCATCAGGAGCAATTCCAGCCCATACTGATGCAAAATCATCAACGCCATTAGGGTTGCTCATATCCCATGTCACTACTTGATACTCACCGCTAGACCAGTCTGGCTCAGGTACACTCAATGATGCGCTTGATATCGGTCTGGTGTAACCGGACTCAGAGCCAGTACTAAAGAACTGGCATTGAAGCTGACCGGTCCACTCCATAGTAGGCTCACCTACGCCATTATTTGTGAATTCCGCATTTCTCTTTATTCGCATTCGGAGATAGGGCCAATCTGCCCCTGGAAAGTAAGAACCACCATAATCGCTGCCTCCCCAATAAGTAGTTTCCATAGTGTTCAGATCTAGGAACAGAATACCCTTGTCGCTATCATCATGAACTTTAGACCACGAACCATATCGATCGATTATAACATTTTTCTTACCATCTTCTGGGGCAGCGACCAAAATAGTGTTAGAGGGAGTCCACGCAACTATTGCACCGTCAGCCATCCCCTTCTGCTGACCCCATCCGTTATACCCTGTAGAGTTTCCTTGCGGGGAAAAAACACCAGGCAGCCCCTTTACGAAATCCCATCGTAGGCCAAGACCTGTGATAAGCCTTTCTTCTTCCAGACCAGTATCTGGCCTGGGATCTTTAACGGCCTGGGGATCATCAACAGGCCAACGCCCAAGTTGAAGCTGAGGATTTTCCTCATCCATGCATGATAGACATACAAGAAGTCCAGTGTCCTTAAGATCAGTGTACTGAGGCTTTAGCTGGTGAAGCTTATATTGAAAGCCACATCTGTCGCATACGGCGATAGCCTTCTTGCCAAGAGCGTAATCGCTCACCTGTAATATCCACCAGGGACAAAGCGAAGAGGAGCTTTCTCACGATCTTCTCCAGCAGCCCTGTCGAACTCCTCTTCGTATAGTTCCTTTAGTGCAGAGACTCGTTGACCCTCAACACCCTTTTTCAATGAAACTTGATAAGCTAGCCCTGCCGCCAAGGCGGGCCAGAATCTATCCGGAACATCCGGGCCATAAGAACTGCCAGAACCCGTATCTTCGATGCGTCTCATTACATAGTAATGGAGTACATACTTGCTGCTTTCGTCGGGAACAGGCCAAACGGTTGCTAACGTAGAAGATTGCTGCCTATCTATGAAAACCTGAAGAGGTCTAGCCTTTGTAAGCTTATTGGGGATGCCAGCATATGTATCCCTGGAAATACGATTTAGGTGGTAATCGGCCTGACTCGAAACATTCCCGCTATCCGTTCTAAGCCACATCTCAAGAACAGCAATAGTGCTTGGGTCCAGCGTATATTCAGAAGTACCTTCATCCATGTTTTTGGTAAAAGACTTAACCGTCCAAAGATTAATGCCCCTGTTCTGCCACTCAAGCATCATCAGGTTAATAGAGCGTCTGGCAGTACGCAGGTCGTAACCGGACTTCATTTCAAGGCCAGCCCTCTCAAAGGCTTCCTCGACAATCTCTCCGATATCCGGGCTAAATGCTGTAGTTCCTGAAGTTGCCACTAAACTTACCTCTACCTGCTGTCGCGTATAGCCCTGAGTATCGTCTCAGTTGAAGCCCGCTGCTCTACTTGCATAGCTTTTAAGTCGCCCTTCACTTCTTCCAGCACGAACTTATTGTTCTCAACATCAGTAGCTATACCAGCAACGCGGACTTGAATTTCTGTCACATCATCTTCATGTGCAGACTTGGGATGAGTTGGTTCACCTGCGTGAGCGTATATCATGAAAAACAAAGAACCTATTGCAGTTGCCGCAATCGGAACAATAGTCCACAACGCTGTACCGTAAGCACTTATAGACATATCACTGTTGGTATAAAACAGTCATGCTGTCATTAGTAACACCATTAATTCTTGAAATAACAATCCCGTCTTCCATTTTAACGGAAGAATTACTGGGAAGAGCCATGTAATAGGGAGTAGAGTCTCTGGCACCTTCATTCGCAAAATCAAGAGTGATAACAAGATTCCCAGCAGAAGGAGTAGCTGCACTACCAACTGTACCGCCCTGATCATAAATATTTATAGATGTCGTATCGGCAGAGTTCCCCCTTCCAACACTGATGCCTAAAAATCTGCAAGGACCCTTCACTATGCACTTTCCGGAAAAATCATCCTCAACATAGTATGTTTGTATATTTGAAAATGAACTCATTTTATATTCCCAATCTATGTTGACAGAAAGGCAGTAAAGGTGTTGGGGGCAACATTTGCACCACTATCCAAAATGGCTTCAAAGAAAAGACCAGTGGAGAATTTAATCGAAGTATTATCTGGGAAAACTACTTGTGAAGGAGTTCCCTGCTGCACTGTTCCAGAATATCCTGAATTTATTTTAATCAAAAGAGTTCCGGAAGAACTTGTACCGTCATACAGCCCAAAGCAAACTGGCTTGTTTGCACCATCGTATGTTCCATACATAAAGCCTACGAGTTCACCACTACCCGTGTGAACCTGCTGCCCTGGATTGTAGTCTTCGCAATACTTAGCTTTTATATATCTCATTTATTTAGGCCATATAAAAAACAGTTACGGCAGTCGCCGAATCGTAATCACCCGCAGCACCCTCTAATTTAATGTAAATCCCATCTTCAAATAAAATTGCAGTATCCGATGGCATAGGAACCCAGATTCCACCCTTAGGCATATTTGCACCACTATCACCACTGTTAAAACAGAAATCTAACTTATCTGAAGCAAGTCCAGTAGGAGTACTACCAGTTCCGTCCCAGTCGAACATTGCGATCTGAGTATCATTAGTTGCATGGGGAGCGACGTGTATCCCCACAAGGGAGGTACGAGTAGTCGTAACCTGAATGACCGCCGCATCGGAACCAAGGTGACGCTTGACGGAAAGATTTTTCCATAAGTTATTTGAACTCATTCAGATTCCCCATCATAGATAATCGGTCGAATTTGCCGAGAGGTGGAAAGGGGGGGCACCCGAAGGTGCCCCCGGAGTAATTAGCTCAGTTCAGGCTGTGACTCTCCGGAACGACCGTTATCAACAACAGTGTACGTGAAGATAAAAGTGACCGTACCAGTCGGACTGCCCGCACTAGCGTCGATATATACCTGCTGATCAGTTGTGATTCCGGCAGCAGTAACCAATGCTCCAGCCGCCCCAGTGATAGTCCCTTTCGTATGGGTAGGAGCCCCCACGAAAAAACCATCGGGATCAGCGGATGTACCAATATCGACAGTATCACTAGCCGTTCCAGCTACTGTACAAACTACCTGAATCGGAATTGCCCCCTTAGGAAGAACAAACAATTCGCCAGCAGTAGCACTGGACCCAATTCGCATCCGAGCAGCATCTCCACCAGAGGTCTGCGCAGAGTCGCCAGAAACATTAACAGACATCGTCAAAACGCCGGGAGAAACAACACCCTTGTTTCGACCACCATAAGACCGAGCCACACCACTAAAAGTAGTAGTCGCCATTTTAATTACCTCGTTGCACGCAACTTACCCCGACAGTCCGCGTGCTGTCTTATTAAGTCTGCCGGGTTTGGTTGGAAATAAAAGGGGGAGGGCCAACTATTGACCCTCCCCCAATGAAGACTAGCTTGCGCCAGAACTTCCGTAGATCCCGAGAGGATCGCTAACGCCGTAGCTATAGCGTTCCCGGGCCTTGTATCGAACATTGCCGGTGTCGAAGTCTCCGTCCATGCCCGTACTAAGCGGAACACGGTCGAAGTGCTTCATGCCATTCGGCACATCCGTGATCAGGTACCAACAGTCCGTGTCCGTCAGGAAGTGGTTAACACGATAACCCTCCGGAATGGTCCCATTGTTCTTCAGAGCATTGATGTCGTTGTCAGCCGTACCGGGACGCTGTTCAGTGTCCAGAATACGAGTGGCAACAAACATATTTGCAGGCGGAATGATCAGCTTGCGAGGGCGGGCAGCGATCAGAAGACCGCGTTCGTCCGTCCAAGCAGCAATATCAATCGTAGCCTGCTCAAGGCTCGTCTCGTTCAGATCCGACTGCGTCGAAGGCTGGTTTCTGTTCGTACCGCCATTAACAAGCGGGTGCGAATCGCTGAACAGATCAACACCATCTCCACTATCGAACGATCCACCGCTGAACCCATTGTTCAGGGGCGATGCTGCCTTCACCTGCTTGGTGTAGGACATCGAGCGAGCAAGGGCCTTCGTGTATCGAGCCGAAAGGCTGTCATACAGATTGTCCTCAATCGCTTCCTCGGTAACCGAGAAACCCATCGCAACAGTTTCGTGCGTGTATCGAGCAGTGAATGCTTCCTGAGCCGCATCGTAAGTAATGGAAGAACCCTCAGACTTAACCGGGGCCGATCCAAAACCAGAGAGCTTCACTTCTTCTTCAAAAGCTCGCTCCGAAGATTCCGTCTCATAGATCTCTTCACTCTCGTTCTCGTAACTCTCATACTCCAACCCAAAAAGGGCATTAAGCCCGGGAAGGAGTTCCTTCATCATTTGCGCTCGTGAAATTGCCATGATTTAATTACCTCCTTTCCCTAGATGCCCGCAGTGCTATCGAACTGGGCCACATTTTCCAGAAGCTGAACGATAACATTCGGTGTTGCACTGTTCTCATTAGCCCCGTCCTTGGGGATAGCGAGACATCGCAGCGTTAGGGCGCTCGCTGTTGCAGTAGATGAATCGAGGTAAATCCCCGAATTCCCAGTAGCGGTACTGCCCGCTGATGCGGCAAAACCCGCAACAGAGAAACATTTACCAGTATCACTAACGTCCATCACCTCATCACCCTGGATCATGTAAATCTGTTTAGGATCACTGCAAACAGAAATTCTAATCTCTGTAGCAGTGCCACCGGGATAATACTGACCCCAATTGGGACTACCCGTAGAATCAACCCATCTAAAACCTACTGCAACTCCCAAGGTCGGTTTTGCAATAATAGGCGATTCTCCAGTAGTCGTATTCTGGCGCTGAACATAACCAGTAGTAAGAAGCTCGACAAAATCACCAGAAAATACATTTCCTGAGTAATCGTCAGCCATCTCAAACTCGCTGAACCCGCCAGTACTGTACCCATAGCCTGTCCCGTTTCCTTGAACGGGACGAAGTCCATAAGCCATTTGGCTATCTCCTAATCTTTCTGGTGATAGCCCACGATAAACCTCTTACCGCTCACCACCACCAAAAGTTACTTTAGTAGATCGCTCAGGCTTCAAGAGGGGCATACGAGGATTATTCTCTCGCATGAAGCTGTTATCGACAGCCTCCATCTGACTATCTGCCTTTTGATTAAGATATTCTCGCTTTTGATTCATCTTCTCCTGAGACATCTTACAGAGCAGAAGTCCACCCTGTTCAAAGTTCTCGGAGAACTGAGATCGAAAGTCATTCATACCCATCAACTCAGGATGATCTTCAGCCTTTACAGGCTCCCAACCTTCCCGAAACGCCTTAGACACATTCATATTGTCTTCAGTCCCAAGCATACGAGTACGAATCCATCGGAATACGTACCCATCTTGAGCTTTAGGCGTAGGCAGAAGAGACGGAGGAGTCCAAGGCTCTTCCCTCTTTTCCTCTTCGCGATCCGCTTCATTTGCACGAACTTCGCTTTCGCGGTTCGCGCGGTTTTCTTCAGTCATTTATTTTTGCTCCTTGAGCAATTGTGCGCCGTATTGTTGTGGTGTAATACCCAGCCTCTTGGCGAGAGCGACCTGGGTGGCGGTAAGCTGTACTGTGCGCGGTCGCGATCCCGTGCTGCGCGATGCAGGGGCTACAACCGTGTTAGTTCGATGGGTCACAGCAGTCTCGCCTCGACTTTCATTCCCACCAAACTTCTCGGGAAATACTTCCCGAACTCGTTCATCAATGCGCGCATAGTACTCGTCAGATTTAGGATTAAGTCCATCCTTCAAAACGAGTTTTTCGTGAACCCCATATGCAAATGAGGTCATCTCTTCATCTTTGCCGAACCAGGGATTCCGTCCCATCCACTCAACAGCTTGCGGGTCAGGACTAGGTGCCTGATTTTGCCGCTGCTGTGCTTGCGGGTTTTGCCGCATGAAGTTCGGAGGAGGTGTTCTGGGTACATTGTTTGAAATAGACCCAGGTGCCATCGATGACGCCATTTGAACGTCATGAGTAGCTTGCACCATCTTCTGCTGAGCTTCAGCGATAGCGTCGGAATCTCCCTCTTCGTAAGCCTGCTTGTAAGCAGCCTTTGCCTTTTCAGCATCCCCCTCAGATCGAGCCCGCATCTCCTCTAGGAGTACGCCCTCACCTCTCTGAAGAAGGTTTCTCAACTGGGAATTCTCTCCATGCATACGCTGGAGATGAGCCACAGCTTCATTTCTCATTCGGTCAGCAGAGTCTTTAGCCCTACGTTCCTCATGATACTCGTACTTAAGACGGTTGATCCGCTTCTTTACACGGTTATCAACACCCTCGATCTCGGCATCGAGATCCATTTCCTCAGAACTGGCTCTTACAGGGACTCGATCCCCCTCCGGTCGATCATCGACAACATCCACATTGATATTGTCATCGGCATTAAAACTGAGATCTTCTGACATGGTTATGCCCTCTCAACACCACGGGGGTCGTCAACAACGGCCTCCACGGTGTCATCATTGATAAGACGAAATTCCTTTCCATGAATCTTGATTCGGGTTCCGGAGAATGCCCGCATCAAAACCCAGTCGCCCACTTCACACCAGGGGCCGGTAGGGAATTTTTTCTCATCCTTGTAGGCAAGAGGACCCATCTTCAGAACGCAACCAAGAACAGTCGAAACTGCCTCGATCTCCAAAGCCTTGTCGGGCTTATAGATGCCCGCCTCGGTCTGCTCTTCCACTTCAGGCAAAGCGATAAGAACCTTCCAGCCCGTAGGCTCGGGAAGTTGTGTCGCTGTACGAGAAGATCTCTTTTCCTCCAAAGAAGTTGTTTTAGCCATTACCTATCCATTGCTCTGGGTTTAAGCGACCCAGGAACGCTTGCGCCCACTGCGGGCGATTCACGGCTTGAAGTTTACGTAAAGAACAACTCGTTCCTTATCGGTCATATTCCAAGCACTATGAGCTTCGGAGGGATCAAAAACGATCCACTCCCCTGGCTGTTTCCACTGATGCCAGCCACATGAAGACTCTATACCTACATCCCCGAAGGGTATTTCGATCCCCATGTGAAAAATTAAATTATCTCCATACTCATCGTGAGTATGAGACTCAAGCCTCTGACCAGGGTTCAATTTGCTAAACGCTACTACATCGACATCGTCAAAGTCAAAATGTTTAAATACCAAATCCCAAAGATTTGCCCAGCAACTCCACAGCATACCTGCCATTACGCCCCATTCGATTCCGTAACGGCCCTCAATTATTTCCTTTGACCCATATACTGGGAGAATCTTCCAGTCTAGATCCTCTCCACCATCCTCTTCCAAGAGCATTGTGTCCGGATTCCAGCCGATCCAATCGGGATATGAATCAGGTTTAGCTTTAAACTTCTCGTACTCTTTTACAATCTCGTCTATCTCTTCTGAAAATGAGTAGTACTTATCCATTTTCTACAATTTCCATTCTGGAAATGAGATCTAGAAACTCCCTTTCAGCGATAGCAAGACCCTCAATAACTCCACAAAGCCTTCTGTATTCAGCGAAATCATTTGCAGATCCTCCAGAAACAGTATCTGCGTAGTCGTTTAGAAGCTCGCGAATCCTTTTCTTGTAGGACTCCGACCATGAATCAGACAATTATTCCCCCTCGTCTTCCTCATCGTGTGTTTCGATCTCAGCAATCTCTACGCTTCGATCAAGCTTTTCCTTCTCAAGGTCATCCTTACGAGCCTGAACCATAGATTGGGCACCAAGCTTTGCACCCTCGATGTACTCACGGCTCTGACGATCCTTCTCAACATTAACTACTTGATTGATCATATCTAGATATTTATTCAAACTATCGTCAATTTCTTTGCGATTCTTAGCCGAAACATTTGCGTCAGCAATTGCCCTTTCAAGCTCCATCTCGGCAACCTTAAGCAACTTGTCCTGCTCAAGCTTAAGCATATCGTAGGTCGCACTTGACCCGATCCTTGCACCCTCAACACGTTCCCGACTCCGAGAGTCCTCACGCTCACGATAAATAGCGGACTCTTCTCGTAGCTCAGCACGCTCAAGCTCAGACTTGTCGGAGATAGACTGCTTGGACAAATCTCCCTGGATCTGAGCAACAGTGCGAATCATATCCGCTTCAAGCTGAGCCTTCTGCTTCATCATATCCATCATCATCTTCTGCTGATCTTGCTCAGTCTTCGACATCATGCGATGCATCTCGGCTTCATTACGCATCTGGGCCTTCTGCATCTCCGCTTGTAACTTGGCTTGACCAAGTTCACCCTTCTGCTGCACATCTTGAGCCTTGATCTGAAGCTCCTGCTGCTGCATCTGGAGTACAGGATCTTGAGCCTGCTGCTGCGCTTGCTGGGCTTGAATCTCGGCCTGCTCCTTCTGCAACAACTGACCCGCAGCCTGGGAAACGAGACGCGAAAGATTGACTTCAACTTCTTCCGGAAGCCGCTCATCGGGAGGCGGAAGCTGGAATCCAAGCTGCTCTTCGATATCAGCCCTGTACTGGAACGCAAGATGCTCAGTAACATGAGCCATGTATGCACCCTGGATTCCCTGGATGTTGGGACTCTGCTGGAGCATCTGTCCAATTTTCGGATCTTGCATCGCAGACATGTGGGTCTGGATATGAGCTTCGTGATCTTGGAAAATAAAAGCCTTGGCAGGCTTCCCATTTAGCATTTCCATATTTTCAGAAACAGGATTTGTAGGCTTAACATCATCTTCCATGGGGATAATGTCATCTGCATCCTGAATACCAAGAACATCCAGCATCTGACGATGGAGCTTTCTCAGATCGTACATCTGAGGTGCCTGTGCAGAGAGTTGCAACGCGCTCTGGTACTGCATGATCCGCTGCGCCATCGTAGATGAGTTGGGATCGCTAACCGGGATCACGTCAATAGTCTGATCAAAGTCCTCTCGCTTGGCGGATTCCTCGCCACCAAGATCGTACTCGTAATCATCCGGTGTTTCGATGTGTACGATGTTGGCAAGTACACGGAACTCCCGCTTCATTGCTGCATGAAGTCGAGCTTGAATCGCCGACATCACCTTCATGGATCGTTCCAGAAGTGCCAGCGTCGTCCCTACAGGAGCTTCCTGCTTCATATCGCTGATATTCACGTCTGTCAGCGAAGCGAATCGTCTCCCCTCCTCCACAATATTGCCAAGCAACTGGTAGAGTACGTTGGAGGGTTCCTTGTACGGTAGGAATGTGATGTTGTCCCTGATCGCTCCGCCGGGAACATCGACATCCCGAAACTCCCCGGGCATGATCGGAGAATCGTCCCCCTTGATCCGAAGCCCCCTGGCCTTCAGACCGCCGGGAAGATTTGACAGAGTTCCGGCATCTACAAGTTGTCGAAGGAGTGAGGTTGCTGATTTTGAAATTCCTCCGATAAGGTGGATTAGACCGAAACCGTAGAACCCTAGGCCCGGAACATATTCGTAATGAACGAAGTGTTCGCGCTTAAGCTTCTTCTCATCATCCTCGTTCCAGTTTCGACGGATCGAAAGGATTTGAGAAGAGCTTTTATCTATGGTGATTACATAGGGAAGCGCAACACCCGTAGGCTCCCCATCAATTTCATCTTCATAGCCCGGGAGATCCACTGCGGCGTGCATCTCCAAAATGGTGTGCCTGCTGTCGATGCGCGAGGGATCTTCGCCCGTGAGCTTATCGTACTTTTCCTGAATATCTCCAGGGATCGGCGCACCGTGACCAATCTCTACGTCGCGGTAGAACCCAGACACCTGCATCTTTCGGACAGAATTGCCATCTACGCGCATAACGTGCGTGACCCGTTCTGCGGTCACCAAGTCGGCTGCGCCGTAGGACACCACCATGTCCTCAGAAGGAATAAACATCGAACACGGGCGACCCATGTTAGGGTCATAGTAAATCTTGCGGAAAGCAGATCCCGCCAGAGGAAGACTAAAGAGCAATTTTTCAGTCTCGTTGCGATACTCGGTCATCCTCTCCGTTAGGAGGAAATTCATGTGGTCGCTGACGCGCGTTGCCTGCTCTGTTTTCTCTTCAGTTACCTTCCCAATTATCTTTGTCTTCACCGGACCCGATGCCGGAAAGATTTCACTCATCGCCTGCGACTGGAAACGCACCACTGATTCGGAAAGAAGGGGGTGATTTACCCCACAAGCACCGGGCCAGGGACTTGTCCGATCTTCAATGTTCAATCCAAGTTGATCCAAGCCCTTGGTGTACGTCTCTTCCCAGTCCTTACGTGAATTCTTGTCCGCTTCATATGCGGCACGCAAGTCCGAAGAAACTCTGGCGAGTTCACTGTCGTCCATAAACTCAGCGAGATTCGATCCAAACTCAGATTCAGGAAGCTCGCCTTCACCAAACTGAATCATCATCCCGCCCTCACCATCTTCAATGGTGGTTACATCGGGATCGACAATTTCAATATCGATAGGTGCTTCTTCCGCTTCAGTGATCGGAAGAGTATTCGGTTCTAGTGCAGGTTCAATCGCCATTAAATAAGCTTCCTACCCGGGTTGGGTCGAACAAATCCGCCAGAATTAAATTCAAGAGCCGAACGTCCATATCCACCGGCTCCTCGGTAGAATGGAGATTCGGGAATTTTGTATGTATCAATGAGCCCACCCTTGCCATCATCAAGAACTCCGAATATCCCCTGAAGACGTGGACTACTATTAACAATACCGGCAGTGGTGTGGTGATATTTTTCGTAAACATGAGCCCCAGCACGGGGATCGTTATCTTGCAAAATCCGCTTTAAGTATTTGTCGCTTCCCTTGATTTGATCAAGATTTGCAAGATAGAGTTCATCGGATTGAGCATTCGTTAAGAGATCCGGATCATTATGCTCCATTGCCTCATGCACCCAACCGGGAACCTTGTTGTCTCCAATTTTGGAGTAGACTTTTTCCGCCCTGTTTAAAGCAGTTCTGAACGCTTGCTGTCCTTCAGGATTATCCTCATCAAAATATTTAAATTGGTACTGACCCTTCACATAATGCTCTTTACTCAAGTCACTAACGGTTCCACTTTCCGATTCAGCGAAGCGAACTCTTCCCATATGATTCAATAGATTATGGGATTGATAATCAGCTTCGTCAGGATCTGACAAGCGACGAACGATCCTTTCAAATATCGATGTGGCTTTATCGGGATCGAGCCTCTTCTTCTTACCCATTAGTAGTACTCCGCTTTTCGTTTGGGCTGGAACTCATCTACTTCATCAGACTGAAGCGGGATGAATCCTCCCTGCCTGAAACGAATCAGGGCTTGAGTACTAGAATCTACTAGGTCGTCATGAGCAGCCGCGCCGGGAAACCCTGCGAACTGTTCGATTACTTCTTCTGCAAATCTCTTACGCGGTACCCATACGACACCGGAGGAGAAGAGATCTGAAACTGAATTCACTCTCGCAACTTTATCGTTGCCCCTGGAGGGAGAGTATTCAGATACGGGGATGCCTATTTGCCTGAGTTCAAAGATAAGGGGAGTGCCTGCTGCTTTAGATTCTATGATGCAGGCATCCGGTTCCCACTTAGTCCACTCATTCATGGCAACTTTTTTTAGCTCGGGGAATTCCATGCGTTTCTGGAACGCATCAAGCAAGATAATATTAGGAACCTCAGCACCACCTTTACCGGCTTCATGGGAGAAAATTCCCCATGTCGTGCAGGCTGAGTAATCCGCCCTTTCTGTTTTCAGGAAAGCCGTGTCCCAACTTTGTATGATGAACTCACACGGGGGAGGATCACTTCTTTCCCATTCTCTCCACCATCCCCTTTTGATGATGGCTGATTCATCGGCTGTGGGATCTTGCTGATACTGCGCTGACCATTTTGAGGCAGGCAGTTCAGCTTTAATCTTTTCAAGTTCCTCTAGCTTCCAGTACCCGGGCCAGAGAGATCTGCCCGATGGAAGAATCGCAGGGAACTCAATCACCTCCCACTCATCTGACCCAACTCGTTCAGCAGAAGCTTGTAGGATTGCCCCGGTAAGATCTCGTTGTGACCACCTTGTCATAACGATCACAATCGATCCACCGGGCTGAAGCCTCTGTCTTGGACCGGATGTATACCATTCGTATACCCGGTCGAATATCGCAGGGTCCCCGCTCTGACCTTCTTGCTCAGAATGAGGATCATCGATAATCAGGAGGTCAGCACCCTTTCCAGTTACAGCACCCCCCACACCGATTGCGAAGTACTCCCCCTCTTCGGAAGTATTCCACCGCCCTGCTGCCTTGGAGTCCTGCCGCAAAGAGACCCCAGGGAATATCTTCTTGTAGGGTTCTGACCCCACAAGATTTCTTACCTTACGCCCAAAACTTACGGCCAACTCGGACGTATGGGAAGTTTGAATAATCTTCCTTGTTGACTTCTGTCCAAGGAACCAAGCTGGAAGAAGATATGAGGCAAACTCAGACTTCGTATGCCTGGGAGGCATATTAATAATAAGCCTCTTTAACTCACCAGCAGCCACCCTCTCGAAAGCCTCTGCCATCTTCTTGTGATGCGTACCCTCTATGAATGCAGGCCACACATCCTTGACAAACTTAAGAAATGAACTCTGCTTGGTATTTCTGTCCTGAACCGACGCAAACTTCTTTAAAAGATTGAGAACCATCTCCCTCTCTTCAGATTCAAGATAAGGAAGCTTGTTCAACAGTTCGTCGTAAGAAATACCTTCGCTCTCTAGAGCTTCAGTTATCGAAGACGTAGAATCGTCTGAGACTTCGGGCAACCACAACCCCTCTATGTAGTTAACTACATAATATAAGTTAACTAATGCATCACCCGAAGGGTGATGCGTACACCCTGATACTTAAGTTAAATACATAATAAGAATTGAAGTTAACTACATAGTAAGAGGGCATCCCACTGCTCACCGACAGGAGATGCCCTCGTCCAGATAGCTCCTAGAAAGGGGATAAGAAAGCTATCTGGCTAAATAAACGTATGACATTATAACACTACCCCCCCCTTGACAGCTTGTCAAGCGTCTATTCCTCATCTCTATCGTAGGGGTACACGGTCTGCATGGGATACTTCACTGCGTGGGATACATCAGTTCCCGTATCTGACGGATCGTCAAATACACTCTTAATCCGATTAGCCATATATCGAACAGGCCTCCGGTTCCTCATGTCCCTCTCCATAGCCTCAAGATCCTTCTTAAACTGCTCCCGGCTTACACCAATATCTAACGTGTACTGCACTCCCTGCTCCCATCTGAAGTTCTTCCTAATCTCTCCATCAATACTCATAAAATTATAATACACAAAATCCAAGATCAAATGCAAAAAAAATCCCACACATAATATTTATTGTGTAATACAAAAGTATAGGGGGGTGGGGTATGGGACCCAAATCGTTCGGCTGGAATACAGTGTTATGCGGCCCGCGACCACGGCCCGGTCTCAGGGGGGGGGTCCCCCCGACACATTTGCGAGAGGGGTGAATTACCTCCGGGGCCAATTCCCCCCAACCGTGGTCCCTCCGGGGACGCGGATCGAGTGTGGTGAAATCCCCCCGACGACAGTCCCCTCGGGGAGGGGCGGTCCGGTGTAGTGAAACCCCCACGAAACGTGGACGACAGGGTCACCCCAGGAACACCCTAGAAAACCATAGGTCGTACCATTGAGTTAAAAATACATGGTTTCTGTGTCGATTTAAGGTTTACAACCTACCCTCGTTTGCTAGACTGCCTTCATACCGTAGAAATACGGTTGATATACAAGTTAGATACATAGACACTATGCCCTAGGTATAGGGCCACGAAAGTAGAGTCGAACTATGGTGGAACGTGAGCGCGCAAAGCGCGCGGAACGTTCCGAACGGAAGCCGGTGACGCTGAAGTCTAAGCGGAATGAACTAATCCGCTCAGGCCAAGCCAGCCGCAGGGATGGCAGCCTAGGCCGAAAGGTTAAAGCTGCAACCGATGGAGCCGAGCGTGAGGTGCAGACTCTTCTGCGCATGAACGCAAAGGACCGGAGGCGTGCCCTACGGAAGCATCACCGTCTTATGGAAAAGTGGAAGCGGTATCGTGCATCCTTGCCCGAGCATTCCCCGATTCCTAGCCCAGTGTCAGACTTGACTCTGGACTCCGGTCGGAAAGTAGAATTCCGCGAGCGCATTGACAGCAACCTAGCCTCAGATCCCTTCTGGTTGAAGGGGTTCAAGCGGGCTGGGCCAATAGAGAAGCATACCCTTGCGACTGGTAGCAGTTACCAAGCGCCTAGGTTGGGGGTAATACGCCGCAATAAAAACGGCGACTACATAGGTTAGAAACGTAGGGTGCCTGGGGAAGGCTTGATTGCCGTTTCCCCGGGCACTCCTGCGTCTAGCCTTCGTTATCACCCCTTAGAATCGCTTCCAGCGTAGCCACAATCTCTTCTTGGCTCTCTGGCTCCCGGGCTTTCGTCTCGACTACATCAGAGAACAGCCCGATGCTCTTACCCAATAGCTCCATAGCTTTCAGTCTGGAGCTAGCAGTGGCACCTTCGGTCTCTCCTTCTGCTTCCTCTCGGAGTGACCGCAGTACGTAGTTGCGTGTGCCGACAACAGACTTCGCACGCTCCGTTTCATGCCGTGCCTTCATCCTATTGATGGCCGCATCGACGCCGGGGCGTAGCCGCACTCTAGACGCTGCATCCCTTACGGTCTTAGGCTGGGTGTTTTCCCCTACGGTGTATACACTACGATAAGCCTCAACTGTTGTGGGATATCGGCCACTTACGATGGCTTCTGCAAAAGCTTGCTCTTTTGTAGACAGATTCTTCTTCTTTGCACTACTGCTAGACATACGGAGTTAATAGCATATGCAAGAACGATACGAAAGGCAGAAGTGGATCTGCCCCCGATGTGGGAAAGATCCAGTAGCCTGCACTAAAAACAATTTCAGAGAGCCCCGCTGTAGGGGCTAGATTTATGCGCTCCATGGTCTAATAAGGACGCCGCCAGACGGGCATATGCCAGATCATTCTAGAACGGGATCTGGTGTTAAACCGCGATGGGATTAGTCACCACCTGCCTGTCAAAGGTGAGTACTGACTACACTTGCTCCCGATAGTAAGGGCGCGAGGGCGGGGGCGAGAAGTCCGGGTAGCCAATCCCGGTGGGGCGCACCTTGCATACTGGGGTCATCCGAAAGAAGCCCAGGTAATGAGTGTCGCGAGACTAGGGTTAAGGGTGGAACCTCACGGCACTAACCCCGATACATTTTATGCCTCATCGTCTAATGGGCAAAGACACCGCAAAATATGTGTACGGCGAAAGATACAAGTTCGGCACATAGGACTAGCCATCCCGGGCCTAAGCTAAAGCTAAGCATGGCTAGCTTAGCTACTGGCTGGCGGATCAACGATGCCAGTTGAGCAGGCTTGAGCGGAAACCTACGGTTCGACTCCGTAGTGGGGCGACTCAATTTCCAGGGAAAGCACCACCCTTAAATGGTGCATGACATGAAGGGTATATAAGCATGAAGTTCTCACTAGGCGAGAACGTAGAGGCTGACCTGAAGGGTGACATCCTCACCCTGAAGCTCGATCTCACGAAGCGCATGGGTCCGTCCAAGAGCGGCAAGACCCAGATCGTGGCTACCTCTGCCGGTCCGCAGCCCATCGGCTCGACCGGCATCAAGGTGGGGCTCAACGTCTTCACCAAGTAGCCCCGCCCATCGCCCTCGGGCCATCGGCGGGATCAAGGCTGGCCTAGCCCCACCAGCAGGGGTAATCCGAACGGGGCTTTTTCACCACATGAGGGGGTACCAATGAGTACCATGACGTTCAAGCAAATGCTTGACAAGCACCCTAGGTTCACCCGGAATCAGAAGCGGTCGAAGCCTGCTCCTGAATTCTCGGGGCCGAAGGTGACTATCGAGAGCGCAAGAATGTCGGACGATGTACGTCTGGCACTTGAAGCTCTCAAGCTTGGGGTATCTGAGGCTGACTTGGATGCCAATTTCGACAGGTGGGCAAAGCGCCAACGATAGGGGGCTGAATGCTGACTGAAGCATTCTTCGCAGTATGCGATGAAGCTCAGCCCGCCAAAGGCAGCTACGTCTCACTCTACAGGTCAGACCCATACTACGGGGGGCCTGAAGAAGGTGGATGGTGGGGTGAAGACACCACATTGGTGGCATACCAGCACTATCCCGCAGAGATTGCGGCTGAAGCTGCCTTGGAGCAGGTAAAACTGCTGGCGGATGAGCAAAATAAGCAGGAACGCAAGGCATATGGTGAACATTGCCTTAGACAGACCGAATGGCTTGAAGCCAGAGGGCTGGATGATGATTTCCTGCCGGAACCTGACGGGGAAACCAGATTCTTCGCTGTTGTAGAGGAGAATCCCGGCTCCCTGGAGATGAAGGGAGACAGATACTATTCATGACTGAAAAACGCCCGAAGGTGGCGATGTTCTCGGCTGTAAATTTCAGGCCGGGATTCCAGATCACCTTCGATAACGGTTACACCGCATCCGTGCAATGGGGGTACGGAAACTACTGCGGTAGGAGAGGTGATGCGTTGCATGAACCTTTCCGTAGCAAGGATGACGTTGAAGGATTCTCCATCGACGCTGAGATTGCTTGCAGGAATCCAGACGGAGACTTCTGCAATGTGAAATGCTGGTTCCCGCATGATGACGTTCGCGGACATTGCACGCCATCTGAAGTGTTGCAATTTCTGAATGACGTAGCTAGCATGAGTGACTAACAGAAGGAGTACGCATGTACGCAACTAAAAACTTCAAGACCAAGAAGGCTTTGAAGGAGGCTGTCGGCAATGGGCCGGTAGCCTGCTTCCAGCCGGGACCTTTTGGCCCCAGCATCAACGATGGTTACCATTGCTGCGAGGGTCCGCACTACCCCAAGCCTCACCGTTGGTACGCCTCCGTAGTGGTGAAGGATCGGAAGATCGTCAAGGTTCTGGGGTGAGCAAGGTACAAAGCCTGCTCGATGCTGAGGGCATGAAGGAATCTGAATTCCTAGAAGCCTTCGCATTCGACTCCGTTATCCCAGGTATCTGCATGACCGAAGGGTGTGACTACACCTCGGACGTGGAGCCGGATCAGGACCGTGGATGGTGCGAGGAATGCAATAAGCCCACCGTTAAGTGTGGCCTGATGCTGATGATAGGATTTTGAATGCTGAAGCAACTGAATTGGGAGAGAGTGGAGAAGCGAGCCGGTCAAATGACCGGGAGTGAGCTTCACTACGCAATACTCGACTGCATGAAGGCAGTAGAGGCATGGCACCCACGCAATGGCGACGATCCCGAAGGCAACCAAGGGTATTACATGGATGAACTATCCGTGTACCGCAGGGAAAGGCAAAGGAGGATGGATGTCACGTAAATGCTGGGATGATCTAGACAACCATAGCTTGAACGATATCAGGAATGAATATTACGAGGAAGTTAGAAGCCTCGCAAAAGAGATAGTCGAGGATGCTAATAAACGTGACGGGGATCTACATGATGTCATGCATGATGTCATGCATGAGTGGGTGGATGGGCATGAGTGGATCATCCACACGTACAAAGCAAAGTTTGTATGCCTTGCTAGCCGCAATGATGATGCAGACCTAGATCAGATAGGGGAGCGTGAAACTGTAGAGTCTCAAGCCTACTTCGCAATGTGTCAAGATATATACGATAACATTAGTATACACATTTCTGATGAGGATGATGATTAACAACTGGAGGAGGAACCATGTCACTCGACTGGGGTGTTGGGGACATCAAGGACTGGAGAGAGTACTGCTGGGAGGGTGAGGAAGGCGAACGCCAACTGAACCCGGTCACCAATGCTCTCATCTGGGAAACGATAGTCATCGGCATGAATAGAATCACAGATAAAAATTGGGAAGAGTTTGCTGAGCGTG